TTTGGTTTTGTATGGCGTCCGCACAGCGGATCGGCCTCGCTATGGTTTTGCAGCGAGATTGTTATGGGTGCGCTCAAATTTGATGACCCTTGGCAGTTTAATCCAAATATGGTCGGAGCGATTGCGCACCGCCTAGCCACTTAATACGGCATACCAATATTATAGGAGATGAAAGATGACTCTTGTTTCTGAAATCATTACTGATGCGTATAGGTTGGGAAATCTTATTGCATTAGGAGAACAACCTGATTTAGCTCAACAAACAGAAGGATTAAGATATGTCAATCGAGTAGTTTCTTCTGTACTTGGAAATGAAGCTGGAGAACTTCTTCAATCTTTCCCTTTTGGAAACAATAATATTGAAGCTCCAATAGGCTACCCTTGGTACGATCAGGGACAAGGACTTGATTGGTACTTGCCCCTTAATAAAAGAGTTATGTTAAATTTAACAAGTCCTGCAACAATAAATTTACATCCTTCCCCAGACGATGGAGCAAGATTTGGTATTGTGGATGTAAGTCACAATTTAGATACTTTTAATTTAACAATTAATGGAAATGGTCAACAAATTGAAAATAAGTCTAATTTAACATTAAGTGCTTCCGGTACAAAAAGAGAATGGTTTTATCGACAAGATTTAGGTAACTGGGTGCGAACCACAAGCCTTGAAATTTCTGACGTATTTCCTTTTCCCGAGTCTTTCGACGAAATGTTTGTTTACATGCTTGCGTTAAGATTTAATCCGGCTTACAACGCAACAATGGATCAACAATCTTATTTGTTGTTACGTAGAGCAAGAACTAATTTTCAAGCACGTTATAAAAATGTTATAGAAATTGGCTCTGAATTAGGTTTGGTCAATAACCATGAATATGAATATGATCATAATATCTCAGAAATTAGCTTTAACAAAGGTCTTAGCAGATGGTCACAATACCTTTAGGGTTAAATGATTGGGAGTCTCGCGACACTGATATTGCTCGTATTAAATTAAGTAATATGTACTTAGGAGATAATCCTTTTTCTCCTGACGGCATTTCAAGATTTTCAAGACCTTCCCTTACCGCTTTTTCGACAGTAGGTACCGGCCCTATTCAAGGCATGTGGCAACAAGACGGCTCTAATGAAAACAATTGGTTAGTTGTTTCTGGAAATTCTTTATATTCTTTTAATCAAATTACTAAAATTTCTACTTTTTTAACAACTTTAACCGTGGAAGGTTTTTGTCAATTTGCTGGAAACGAAAATTATTCAGTCTGTGTATCTGGCGGTAGAGCGCATCTTATTGAAAACGGAGTAGTTACAGAACTTTTTTTACCTGAACCTGGTCAACTTTTTCAAACAGTTGCGCAAATTGACGGTTCATTTTTATTTGGTGTTAAAGATACGTTTCGTTTTTATTGGTTGCCTTATTTAGAAACTGTAATTGATCCTCTTAATTTTGCATCGGCTGAACGTGAGCCTGACCCTATTCTTTCTATAAACATTGTTTCTGATGAAATATGGTTTATTGGTAGCGAAAGTGTTGAAGTCTGGTCTTCAACAGGAGATCAAGATGCTCCTTACGCCAGAATAAGTGGAAGAGCGTATACTACTGGAACTTTTAATAAAGATAGCGTATGTAGAAGTTCTTATAACGGGTACCCTTGTTTACTTTGGATTACTAATACAAAAGAAGTTGTTCTTGCTCAAGGCAATCCTAAAAAAATTAGTACAGACAGTGAAGAAGAACTTTTAAAAACCGCGACTAACATTCGTTGCTGGGTATTTCTTAGCAATCGTTGCGATTTTTATGTTATTACAACTGACCAAATTACTTTAGTTTATAATATAACTAAAAATTCTTGGGCTAGATGGAATACATATCTTTTAGATAATTGGTTAGCGCATCTTGGGTTACAAGAACAAGATAATGTTTACGCAGGATCATCTATTGATAATCGTATTTGGATTTTAGATACAAACGAAATTGATGACAATAATCTATTAATTGTTTGTGAAGTGTCTGGATTTGTACCTTTACAAGGCAAGCAAGAACAGTGTGCATCAGTCAATATCAGGGCTAATGTAGGTTGGTCTACTTCTTACACAGCCCCAGGTCTTCTTGAAATAAAATGGTCAGACGACGGAGGGTTTACTTTCTCTAATCCTAGACAAATGTCTATGGGCGTCAAAGCTGAATATGGCAAAGACTTAACTTTTCGATCTTTAGGTCTTTTAAAAAGACCGGGACGTTTGTTTGTCTTGTCTTTTTCTGGATTAGTCGGTTTCAGAGTTGATTACGCTACTATGAACGAGGTTTAAATGCCTAATTTTAAATTACCAAGACTTCAACAAGGTTGGGAAAATCAACCCAAACTTCTTGAACGGTATTGGGACATTGCTATGACTCAGTTAGAAAAAACTTTAAATGCTATTCTTGATATACCTTCGATAGAGGCGGCTTTAATTGATTTAAATACGGCTACACAAAACGCACAAAATGCAGCCAATAGCGCCAATTCTGCAGCTAGTGCTGTTGCCTCTGAAACAAGTCTTGTTAATAGTTATCCAAGTAATTTTACTGCTCCTTTAATATCAGCAGATAATCTTGGTAATGTAACAATAGTTAATCACAACCGAGTATACGGAGACTCGGAAATAAACCCCACTGTATCTGTTATTGGCGGAACAGTAGCTACAGCGGCTTCCCCCCTGTCTGTAGTTAGAGTATATTACGTCGATCCTGCTCGAACAGGTGGAGCTGTTTCCTATTTATTTACAGTAGACCCCGCAATTCCTTTTGCTCAAACAGGTAATATACATTCTGTAGGGGCAGTAGAAATACCTACAGCAGGCTCGCAAGATGGAAACAGCCTTCATCCACCGGGTTACGTAGAACTTTAAGGATACTTTTAAATGACCGGAATTTTAACTCTTTTAGACCAGCCTAGAACTTTAGACGTGCTTGCACGACCTACGTCGGCTATTATTTCTTTTTTCTTAACAGGCACTACAACTTTTGCGAATATTTATTCTGACGCCAATCTGACTATTCCTGCGGCAAATCCTGTTGTTATTTCTTCGGGACAATTGTTTCCTACTATTTATCTTGACCCAAAAATTTCTTATCGACGTAGAATTAATTATGGGGACGGAACTACTTACGATTGTGACTCCTTTTTAACGGCACAAGCCAAGATGCATGACCAAGTAAACGTAAAAGATTTTGGCGTGATGGGCAATGGCGTTGTAAACGACACTGCGGCATTGCAACTAGTCTTTTCGTCAGGCGCAACCCGCGTTTACATTCCTGCTGGCACTTACAAAATCACGCTATCCGGCCTTACACTGCCGTCAAATATCGAGATTTACGGTGACGGGCCAGACACTATACTGGAAGGCCCGGACGCAGCCGCCTTGCTTGCAGACGTTACTGGAACGGGCGTCCTAATCGATGGCGAAACGAACGTAACCATCCGCAATCTGTGTATCAAGAACGGTTACAAAGGGATTGGCATTAAAGCCATTGGCTCCAACAACCTTAACTTCATTGATGTGACAATTGAAGGGTTTACCGACGGCATGTGGATTGGCGAGGACGCAAATCTAAAAGGCTGCAAAAACGTCAAGATTATTCGGCCAACCATAAAAAACCAGATGTATTGGGGTGTGTATATTCGTGCTTTGGGTGTGACTAACCCTTCAGACTTCACGCGGTTTATTACGTTAGATGACGGGTATTTCTATAACTGCAACATGGCGGGCTTTGTTGTGGCAGAGGGAACGCCGGAGCATATCACGCTTTCTAACACAAACTTTGAGCGATGCCCGGTCGCGCAGCACTTTGAGCTGTGCCGCAAATACACGGTTATAAACTGTAAGGATTATGACACCAAAAAATATCCCGATCAGTTGCCGTGCAATTTGGAATATCCATTCCCAACGCTCGACGCCGCGCCACAGCTAGGTTGGAGTCAATATCATTTTGGGAGTTCGCTTGGCACAACATCATCTTGCACGTTTGAACAGACTATCAATCATTACGCGAGCGCATCTTCAAAATGCACTGATTTGAAATATACAGATACAGTTGCTTTGTCGTGGGTTTATCAGGGCGCGGGTTCTACACCAGATACCAACAAAAATTTCTTTGAAAGCCATTCGTGGAATAATTGCACGTCGAATGGTGTGTTTATTTTTCAGATTGAGACCGACCCAACTAATGCCTATTTGCGAAATTTTAACATTGCACAAAGCGAGTGTAAAATAGGCGCTGCAGGCAATAGCGCAGGCGGTAGTAATGTAGCAGTGCAAATTGGCAGAGGCATTGATTTTTCATTTACGAACAACAGTGTCCGCAACGGATTTTTGCGTGTTAAGAGCCTTGGTAGCGTTATTATTACAGGCAATAAATTTCTCGTCGGCACTGACCGGACGCAGACAATTCTGGATGGTGTAAACGGTGCGTTTGCTACGCTTAGTTTTCTGAACTTCTCAGGAAACCATTTCACCAATGCAGGCGGGGTTGTGGTGGGTGACAACGCTGTTCTTATTCAGAATTGGTCAGTAGCGCGGTGCGATAGCCTAATCCAAGGATCGGGCAACACAAACTATATTGTCAGGTTCAAGGACAGCAACCGCGTTGAATTAGGCCGCGCACTTTTGAACAACGCAATCACAGCCAACTACGTTGAAAGTGGCGTCGGCTTATTGGTGTCTTGGTAATGGTACGGCCCCCGCTCGCCAGCGTTCACGCTGATGTTGAGGTTCTCAAGTTGCGCCTTGCTGATCGGGATAAAGCCGATGCAGACCGCGACATTCTGCTGAAATAGATGAATGAAAAGCTGATTAATTTTGTCTCGCTAAAAGACCAAGGTCGAAGCGCGTCTTGGCTTTTTGGCATCACTGCTGTGATTGGTAGCGGGGGCAACCTTTGCCCCATTACTTTTTATCGCAAGCACGGAGTTACTGCCGTGTATTCTGGCCGCGTTTATCTGCGGTTGCCTCTTTAAACATAGGTGATTAATTAAAATATATCGCACACACAACATCGACATTATTAATGCTGCTACTAAAAACTACAAACATGAACTAACAGGATTCATTCCTGACTTCTGGCTTTGTATTCCTGCTAACGTAGCATTAACTAATGAATACGGCGATGTAGGTTTGTTTGAACGAAAAGCTGAAT